GGTATAAAATATCCACATCTTGTACCCATTGCACCTTCATCCCATACATTTTCATAATCCATACAATCATATGCTGCTGGATTATAAAATATTTCTTCCATTGCTTCAAAATCTCCTCCTTCGGTACCACCTGTACCAAAAGCAATCATCATTCCTAATGTTTTTGCCCCCTGTCTCATTGTTGGCATTGTTACTTCCCATGCTTTTAATAATCCTGGAAATGAACCTGCTTCTTCAAAAAATATAAGCTCACCTGCTTTACCCCTTACTTTATCTGGTGCATCTTTTAATGATACTCCCATAATTTGAGATTTCATTCCCATTTCTATCTCAATACCATTAATCTTTTTTTTATAACCAGACATCTTACTCATCTCTCTATCTCTTAATCTTGGTTGAGCCCATGCAGTATTATCATCTATAAAAGATAAAAACTCCCATGCTTTAGATAGAAGTCCATCACCAATTAAATATTCTTTTTGCCCAGCAAATACAAAGTTCTTACTATTTCGTACAAAGAAATAATTACGTGCTAACATAGATCCAGCTTTGTAAGAATATCCCTTACGTCTTGCTTTTAATACAATCATATGTTTATTGCTAGCTCTTGCTTTATCTATTTCTTGAAAATATTCCCAGTCACCATCATAAAATCTAGGAAATGTTCTTTCACGTTTAGATTGAGTAGTTCCATCAGGTAATACTTCATCTACAGCTCTATCAATAGGACAATAGTTTAAATAAAAATAATGAAAGCCTGTAACGTGAATGTCATCTGTCATATAACCATATAGACATCTTTTTTGTTCTTCATCCCAGTGATCATAATAATCTTTAGTTCCAGGAAGACTTTCTGTATAGTATCCGTTCTCCTCAAAAAATTTAGCAGCTGGTCTTATTCTATCTATGTCTAGAAATTTCTCGGACATAGATCTTTAATTTTTACTAACTTAGAACATTTTTCATATTCTTCAGTAGATGTAAAATATTCAATTAAAACATCAAGTACATCATGAGATTTACCATCTTCTTCTATTGGATTAAAAGGTAATGGAAAAGTTGCTATTTCTTTACTCTCTAGTTCATAATATATATCATCTAAAGTTCTTTGTTTAGTTATTAAGTAATAAGCATTATTCATAGCTTTACTATATAATTCTAAATCTTCTTCATATTGTTTATAATCATCCATTACATACTGTATTTATTTACTTCTACGCCACCTCTGTTACTATTGTTGGCTTGTTCTTCTTTTCTTACAAGATCTTCTAATCTAGTTAAACCTTCTACAACTTTACCCATTTTTTCTAAATTATTTATTAAATCTTTAGCATGAAATATAGGTTTACCATTATCATCTGCTACTGTAAGATCAATATCTCTAAAGTATTTTTCTAATTTAATAATTGATTCTCTAGCTGCTTTTAATAATTTTACAGCAGAGGTTTCCATTAATTCTGCATACTTTAAACAAGCTGCATCTATTTTAGAATCTACTTTCCAATTTTTGTCAAAGATACTGTTTTTTATCTCTTTTTTACGTTCTTGATATTCATAAACTGAATAAGGAGATCTATAATCTACCATAAAATATACATACGCTAGAGACTTATAATCTAAATCTTTAAATTCCTTAATAGTTTTTGTATAAGGACTAGGCACTGCTTTGTTGTCTACTATTTCTAGTAATTCTTTATTAATCATCTTTTAATTTAAAATAATTTCCAGGATCTTGTACTAATTTTTTTGCATCTTCTATTGAAAGTTTTTTATTAGAAGTCTTTGGAACTTCCATTTTAATTCCTTCTATAACTACATTAACTGTAAAATCTAAACCTTTCATTAAAGTTAATAATCTTAATTTACAAGCTTCTATTTTATTTGCACTAGGAATAGTAATATATTTAAAATCATCTAAGTTTCTATCTACTATTATATTATTTTCTAATATTTGTTTAACAGGAGTTGGACCATGTGTGTAATGTTTAACATAAAAAGTTTCATCATTTCCATTAGCATACATATCATCTATTAATATTTCCCAATCTGTAAAATTAGGCATACCTTCATCAAAAACACCTCTTGGACTCATACGATATAATGTATCTCCTTTTTTAACTACAGATATATAGTTATGAAAAATAGATCTAATCTTTACTCGTTTTTTTTGAGGTTTCATTTTTTAATTTATTTATAAACTTAACTCTTTTTTGATTAACTGAAAACTTTCCAAAATATGGAAGTCTTACAGTTTCAAAATTTCCTTTACTCATTATATTTGCAACAAATTTAAATTGATGCATTACTATTTTTTCTACTTCTTTAATAGTTAAATTATATTTATCAGCAAGAAATAATATAAGATCTTTTTTATTTTTTACCACTTTTAGTTTTTAATCTATTTATATTGTCTCTTGTTATTTTTGCTAATGATTCTGCTGAGTGACCACTTATTGTAACTACATCATTAGGATTAATATCTTTATTTTCAGAATCTACTAAATCTATTGGAGCGTCTGGACCTATTAATGCATGCCAACGTTTAGGATTATCTGCACATTCTGTTGTTTTCCATCCAGCTTTTACAGGCATAAAACATCCACATAATCCACATTTATCTTCTTCTGTTAAATGTTTACATGATTTACAGATAGTCATTCTTTCTTCAAATTCTTCTGTAGAACACATGGGTGCCCCTTGCTTTATAAATTGTGCTGAATCTTTAGCAAAATTTTTCACCATCGTAATCAAAGATGGCTTCTTTGGTTTCTTCGTCATATAAACTTTCTATTTCTAACTTATTAAACTTACCTTCCATATTTTGATAAATCATAATAACAAAATACCTGTTTGGGTAAATTGTTATTAGTTCATTGTTAATCATGCTGAATAGTGATGTAAACTTCATTTAATTTTGGATTTAATAATGTATTTAATTTATAAATTTTATTTTTTAAATTTATAGCCCCTTTATCTTTTAATCTTTTTACATAATTATTTAAAGTTCTATAATCATCTATTTTTAAAACTACAGCCGCAGATTTTTTTAAAGATGCATTACATATGTCATCTAAAGATTCTGCTTTATCTATCAGTGCAGATAATACTTGTATTTCCATATCTGTTAGATTAAATATTCCATTCCAGAGCTGTAAATATTTTAAAGTTGTATCAGCTTTTATTGTTATTCTCTTCATTAAATTTTATTTTAGCCTTATCATCTACAATAATAATTTGAGCATGTTGAGATTGTCTATTAAACTCTCCAACATAATCATCTATCGTTTCTCTAGTACAAAGAAAAGATAAAAAGACTTCTATTTCTTTAGAAGCCTCATATAAACTTATTCTAGATTGTTCAACTTTAGGATAAGCTTGTGTAAGTTTATTGTAGTCTTTAAGACTGATTGTAACTGTTCCGTTAAGTTCCATTTTAAAATTTACCTAATACTTGAAACTCTTGGATTAATAAATACGTAGTATCTTCAATAGGAGCTCTTACAGCTTCTGTTCTAGGATCAATCATAATTGTATCCCCTGCTTTTACGAACTCACACTCAGGTCCTACTGAATGTACAACTAGCACATTAGTAGCTTGAGACTTTGCGGTAGCCTCATCTAATATAATTCCTGAATCTGTCTTAGTTTTGGTTGGATCTGGTATAAGTATCCAATTTTTGTTTGGTGTAAACTTCATAATAGTATATATTTTTAATTTTTGACAAAGATATAAACTTTTTTGTTATACAACCAAACGATTTTTAATTAATTTTTATTTAGAGTAGGCTCTGTTCTTTTTATATTAGGGAATCCTCCAAAATTTTTTGCATATTCTTGCATATAATTACCACATTCACATAATGCTTCTTGTGTTTGCACTTTTCCACCAATTATTTTTAAAGTAGCTCTAGATAATTCTTTTTTCTTTCCACATTTACATATATATTTTAACATAATTTAATTTTTAGATTAAAATGGGCAGTATGTTAATACCGCCCATTTATAAATAAAGTTAATCTTTATCTTAGCCTTCAGGTGTTATCCCAGCTGCAGATACAGATGTTATTTTAGCATACCAATATCTTCCGTCAGAAATAAGCTCAATCCACTCTCCTCCAGGACTTACATCAGTATCAATTTGAATATAATCTGCTGCTTGATTGTTTACATGCGCTAATCCTGTCCAAGCACTTGCTGCTCTTACTGTAGTTACTTGAACTATAGCTTGAGAAGCTCCTCCAGTAACAACTGCACTATGTACTTTTAAAGTATTACCTATAAAAGTATCTGTAGCAGAAATATTAATTATACGATCATTACTTGTACCTGATCCTACTTGTGTTACTATTGCAGTAGATACTTGAGCTACAGCTTGTATTGAAGATGCAAATTCTGCCATAGTAGTATCACTATTAGTAGTAAAAGCTGTTGTAATTGTCTGACCCATTACACTCACACTTATAGTATTACCACTAACTATTGCTGCTCCAAATGTTAATTTAATTGTTTCAGTTTGAGCTACACCTTGAGGAGCTGTACTAATAACTCTCATTGTATCAGATGCAAGAGCATTAATAGTTAAATTACCAGTACCAGCACTAATGTTTTTATTTACAATAGTATAGTTTAACCCTGCTCTAGCATTAGGTAAATATACATTCATATCTACATTTCCACCCATATCTACAAAGATAGTTTCACCACTCATATAATCATATAAATAAGTAGTAGTATCATCTACAGTACGGACTGGTTTGATTTGACCTTTAATTTTAGGTAAGCGGTAAGGACCATCCGCTGATTTTGTTGTTAAATCTAAATAATTTGCCATAATTTTTGTTTTAGGCGGCACTTAATAAGTACCAAATTAATAATTTCAAAAAAGGATATAGTTATCCCCCTTTCGTTTCTCTTTCAAGTTTAGATTTCCGCTTAACAGTGCTCCAAAGGACCTAGGGATAATAAGATCGTTGTTAATTCAACACACATACTTATGTGTAATCTATCCCAATTAAGTTTTATACTTAACTTTTTTGCAACTACCGGAGAAAATCTCAGTCTTATTTAGACCTACCAATCCAATGTCTTTGCCCTTTTATGGTTACCGAGGGCTGAATAATGTTGCGGTGCAAAGATAAACTAAATTAAATGGAATAAAAAAATAAAATGAGATAAAAAATTTTTTTTACTCTAGGGATGAGCGCACAAACCTCCCCAAACATTACCCCTATCGGATATAGTGATTGGGACGTCCTCCCCTTCATTTATCTAAAATTCTAACATATTGTTGGTTTACGGATAAAATACATATTATATATTATGAGTAATGAAATGAAAACTATTGATGTAGTTAGACAAGAAATGAATAACTACATTAAGGAAGGTAGAACATCTGCTTTCGGTGGTGGTACTAAATTACCTATGGATACAGCTGATGTTGATGGTGTTCTTACAGGTAATTATCAAAATATCTTATACTCCAAGAAAGGAGAAGATAAAGTACTTACATTAGCTGAGTTCAAGTGTGGTAATATAACAGACACAACTGCTGTTAATCATACTGATACTAGATTAGTAAAAGGTACAAAAGTTCAGGTTTCAGTAAAAGAAATATCAGGACAATACAGAAATACAATCGTATTTGTATAAAAGAAAAGGGATTAAGTTCCCTTTTTTTTAAATAGTTAAGCTAACTATGTTATTATAATTGTGTGTGAGAGTGTGTGGACCAGCTCTCATACACTGTTATTTCTACCATTTCACTAACTATCTATTTAATATGTATTATAATAATATAACACAAAGCGCCAACAGACTAGACTTAAGACATAATACAATATGTTGTTTTACTTCATGGTTTATCAACAGTCATAACTATTCTGTTGGCCTTTTTCATAAGGTTACCTAAGTACAAGCAATATGCCTTGTCGCTATCTCTGAAGAGCTCTAATGGGAGTGGACAGTTGTAGTAAATAAGTTGGGGAATAGGTGGTTCGAATCCATCCTTAGGTACAATGAAGAAAGGACGTATAGCTTTAGAGTAATGTAGCTCAAATAGTCGTAAACTTATATACATTGCAACGTCGTATTCCTAAACAAGAAGACAAACTGTTTTTTATTAACTAAACTAATTATTAACTAAAACCCTTGACACATGACACACAAGATAGATCATTTACAGAACAACATTAAACTTACTAAACAATTAGATACATTAAGAAGCAATTATGTAGACTTACAAATTGTAACACAAGACTTAGTATCTATAGATAAGAACAACTGTTGGAAACTAAATCCTGAAGCTCGTAGATTAGCATCAGGTGAACAGAGTATTATTCTACACAAAATATGTATGGACAACAAGTACGCAAGAGATGTACTAACAGCACTAAAGAAGTGCAATTTAATTAACCTTGACACAGAAGAGTCAACTGATCAAACCGACAACACAAACAATGAACACATCATTTAAATTAAAGTTTCTATTTCATATACGACCATGTATATCACTTGGAACAATTGCATGGACTGGATATGGTCTTGCATTTATGTTTTTATGTTTTACTCTTGAAGTAAATAAAGTATGAAGCGTAAAACAGACGAAGTCTGGTACTGTGAAAACAGCAAAGGACATAAGATTCCACCATATGGTGACTCACATCATGTGCCTAAACCAAAGCCAAGATTTGAGAGAGTTTTAAATGCATTAGGATCAATTTTAGGATTGATTTTAGCAGGTTTTATACTGTTTACCCTATTTTCATTTACTTCTAAGATAGATTGTGGAGAACAAATTGGTTCTTACAATAGTATACCTGTTTATTATAACGATGGTTATCATTCATGTGATGACAGACATTGGTCGTTAGATGGTGATTACATGTATGGAATGAAATGGCAATGCGTTGAGTTTGTTAGACGCTATTACTATGATTATTTTGGACATTCAATGCCAAATAGATGGGGAAATGCAGCTGATTACTTTAGACTGCAGATTCCAAGTGGTGAACTAAATACAGAAAGAAATCTGATTCAGTACCACAATGGAGACACTAAACCACAAGTTAATGACATACTTGTGTGGGGAGCTAGCACCGGAGGATACGGTCATGTTGCCATAGTTACAGCTGTAATGTCAGATGGTGTTAAAATCATTGGGCAGAACACTGGTAAATATTGTAATAATTTCTTAAAACTAAAAGAAAAGGACGGTAAATATATAATAGATAAAGGATACTGCGATGGTATTCTAAGAATCAAAGAGTAGTACTAACCTTAGCAGGTTTGTAACGGATAGGTTGAGCAGGTTGTTCAAGTAAATTACATTTGTTGGAGATGCATGCTCAGCACTTGTAAGCCTATCTATTACTCTTACTAAAATAATAATAATGAATAAACTACAAACAATTTGGATAAACCATTGGGGTTTAATCCTTGGACTGACAGCTATTTTGGCGATTGTAATTTATGGTGAAAGCCACAGATAAATAAACAAATGAATAGACTACAACTTTGCATGTTATTGATAATAGTATCAATAGCATTAGCATCATGCGGGACATCATACCAGTGTCCTGCTTACTAACTTAATTAATAATAAATAAATAATAAAACCATGAGGATTAAACTTAAAGGAGTATGTGTGGACATAAATAAACCACGATCAAAAGAAGCTTTAACAACGCTTTTAAAAGTATGTAAAATAGAGCATTTAACTGCTAAACAGCCAAAGAAAGCTTTCATCAAGATGTTTATTAATATGATAGAAAAGAAACTCAAGAAAGAGTACTATTCTATTAATAAAATAACTAAATATGAAGAAAAAGCCAAACTTGCGTGAATCTGGTAATGCAGACACCTTAAACACCGGTGATAGTTTATTACAAGCTATCATCAAAACTAATTCAGAAGCTGGACTAGTTCAGATTAGACTGCTAGAAATAGTTAGACCTGATCCTGAACAGTCTGGTGATCTGAAGTTATTGTTTCAATCATTAACAAGACAATACACACATAAGCCTAGACATGCTTGGATGCCAATTGGTTACGCAGAATTAGAAGCTTTCTTTGGTATTAAAGTATCAGAAAGAGATGACTGGTTTGTTAACTGTCGAGGTAAAGAAGAATTAACATTAAATATTCTTAACCCAACATTTACTGCTTCTTTTAACAAAGGTAAAACGTTAAGAGTACAAGTAAGAGAATCTATTTATCCTAAAGATGAGTGGCAAGCTGATAATGCTGACACAGATTGTAAGAAAAATCCTGAAACAGGACAAAAATACTATCACGAAGGTAAATTTATATTTGCAAATACATTTATAGTCACTGATGAGCCTAAACACCAATGGTTGTTAGCTGATCCAGACTATAAAGAACAAGGTACATTCACAGTTAAAGCTGATAATACAGACTATGGCTATGAGTGGACTGTACCAAAAGGCGTTGATGTACCTAAATCAGGCACATTTGATGAGTTAAGAGAAGTTTTAAAGAAATCTTAAAAAAATAATCTAATATTTATGATGGATACTATAAAATAGTTTTGTATCTTTGTACTAGATTGTAATAAGATCTTTTATACATGCTCATAACTTATTCATTTTAAATGGTTTATATAGACTACGACTATTTAACGCTACTAGAACCAGGGGGACGAAAATCCTCCTGGTTTTCTTTGTTATGCCTAAATTATATCTACATACTATGGATATAATAGCTCCTGTTATACTTTTATTGGCAGGTCTAAGCTACTTAGTAGATTATATTCAGTGTAGAACTAAAAACTAAATTAAATGATATATTTTATAGGACCAAAGGCATTACTACCGTGTTGCCAAGAAGCCACAATAGAGGAAGCAGTAAAATATTGTGAAACCAAGCGTGAGCTTGGAGTGGATACAGAGACTGAGGGCTTTGACTTCACAATTAAAAAGATGATTATGTTCCAGATAGGTGATGAGCACAATCAATATGTAATCGATACAAGACATGTTAGTATAGAGCCCTTAAGAGGTGTTCTAGAAAACAGAGAAATAATTAAAATCTTTCATAATGTTAAATTTGACTACAAGTTCATCAAGAAATGGTCTAACATTACTTGTCAAGGGGTGTATGACACGTTTCTTGCTGAGCTAGTCAATAATTGTGGTAGAAGAATAGGTTTTGGA